CCTTTCGGTACCTCTACATGTTGATACGTACCTATACCACTCCCGTTAATGTAAAAATTATATTGATCATTGTCTTTCATGAAACCGAGTTGATGATCGGGATTAAACAATAAACATACTTTTCCAGATGCAGCGTGATGCCATTTACCGTCGTGCGCTCCCCATCCTACACCAACAATATGATGCATTCTTGCTACATTTACTTCCGAACCAACTCCACTTTTGATCCTTATATACTGATCTCCGTGTTGTATATTTATACCATGGGTCGCATCGAACTCTAACTTACCACCTCTAGTATCTATGTATGTTCCACACCATAATTGTTCAGCCGCGATCCCCTTCTTGAGTTCTCCGGGTTTTTCCCAATTAGAACACCGTAACCACCCATCCTGATCGAAGTTGATTTCACCACCATGTTGATTTCCGACCCTGGCGATTCCATCATCTGATACTTTGATTCTAAAGTTTGCCTTGTCATTTTCATCATGCGAGGGATTCATCACTGTCAATGCTCCCTTCACGATGAGGTTTCCTGGGATTGTTACGCTGTCTTTTTTGACGAGTTCGTTGACGATTTTGTTCAAGTTCACGAAAGCCTCCTTGTCGAAGGCGACTGTCGAACCGTCGAGGGGTTCCACCTTTTTGTTTGTGTTTTGATTTTTCGATTTTTGCATGTTTTTCGCTGTGACGTATAAAGCGATTGACAAAAGAACCATCATGAGCTTCGTGTCGACTTTTATGTAGTCCGCGTAGTTCATGATGGTGATCATGATGATGACTATCATGATCGCATCAAACATCTTGCCGCCCTTTGCCATTATTACTTATGATATATAGCGATAATTTTTTGCATCATTTTTTTCGGTGATATAATAAAATGCTCAGTGGTGCTATTAAGGCAAAAAATGTTGTTATTCAAGGTGAAGGCAATGTCGAAGACGTTTCATTCGGTATTTCCCAAGACATCGATGCCATAGAGATGCGCATCGGCTCCGAGGCGCTCATGACAATGAACACTCATGTACGATTTCCAGCCGATGTTGGTTTCGATGGCCAAGTCGTCGTTTCAAATTCCGGAAGCATTAACGGTGCTTCTATTCAAATCGGTGACACCGTGTTGACAGAAGCTGATCTCAAGCGCCTTTTGTCGCTTCTCAATGTTTAAGACCGGTTTCTATTTATTTTCCCATAATCGCATACAAAATAATGTTTTTCATCTATGAGGGTATCATGGATAATACATGTGTCTCCGTCTTTTGAGAATGTGTCACAGGATTCGTCCAGCTTGATGTTTGTCGCATTTGACATGAAGACTGCATTTTTTCGTGTACATGTTTCCCTTGAACGTATGAAGGTGTCCATGAGATTAATCACGTCTTGGTGTGGTATCCTCGTCATCACGAAAAAAGCGATGAAAAGCTCTGTAAATCCAAGTATACTCAGGTAGTACGTATTTCTTCCTATGGATGTAAGTGATATTTTGCTTCTGAATACCATGTAGTATACGATACTTATGAACACGAAAAGACTTGCGAGCAATAGTGTACTGTATTTTTCTACAAAACGCACATCTTTGCTTTTGGTCTTCTCTTGTCTCAAAAATTCTATCATTTCATTATATGATTTCTTGTCTTTGTCATACAAAAGGCCTAAAATGTTTTTAATATACTTTTCTGTGATTTTCTTTTCTTCGTATTTCGTGTACCCGTAAAAAATCCCAGAGGTTATCGCGGTGTAAATTATGACATTCAGCATTATAAACAATGTATCTTTATGAGGTAATCGCAAAGCTAACAGAGATGTCACTAGCACTGAGATGATTATATATACCCATGGATGTTTCGCATCAAAAGGCAACGTATCCATCCTTACTATTACTTAACATTTTATGTTAGTAAATTAATTATATACAGTATGTTTAATGGTACCAATCCAGAAAATTGGTTCTGATGTTGAACCTTCAATTGATTCTGGGAAAATGGGTTTATTAGAGGAAGAAGACGACGCGATCAATTTAAAAAACGAGTATCACAAGGGTATGAAAAAAGTTGATTTACGCGCAAATGTACTTGAAAATGTCATCTTGCTATTTGTCATACTCGTACCTATCATAGGAATGTATGCTTTATTTCGCTTCAATAAGAAAAAATGTCTCGTAGGGAGTAAATCTAATACGATGTTCAGTCTGTTGACAGTGAGTCTCCTCATGACAACTGCTGAATCTATTTTCGTCTATTGGTACAACATTCAAAAGACGTACAATAATATTAATGATGAATTATATGAAAAACTTGGATTCAATCAATACATGTCTATGAAAAATATGAATAATAATATACCAAATGTCGTACATACTGAATTCAAAAAGAGCTACGAGAAGAATCTTCAAAGTATCACCTTCATCATGCTTTTACCGATTCTCCTCATATGCATTTTCATGTTGAGTCTTTTGACTGGATGTATGAACATTGGGTATAAAGATGTTATGGGTATTTTGGTGAACGTTCTGTTACTCGTGGTTGTATTTGGTGTGACATTTGTAAATCTAGGAGCAAAACAATCGGAACCTGTCAACTTTAAAGAAATCGCTGACACGTTTGATCCTTTGAATGACATCCATAGATTTCAAACCGAATATGCTTTTTTGTCTGACCGGGATATTTTAGGAATGTTCAGTGGTCTCATGGGAGGAATTATTGCGTTTGTTGTGTTTGTGTACAAGTATAAATAAGTATTTTATTTTTCGATGGGATAGTAAGGAATGTATGATACCGACTTTCTGATTCGCAATACCGCAGAGGGGGTAGGGGGTGAATCGGAAAATGTTACAAACATTCAAGATGCTACGCATAGAAAAATAGGGACAAAGGAATTTAGTTCTTCTGATGGTTTTGTTCTCCTTTTTGATATAGGGGACGGCAATGGATTGACATTAGATGATATGCATATTTTACACACCGTTCGGAAACGAGTATACGAAGTTGTATTGGGACCATCCATAACAGTAACCGTCGACTTTTCCATATTATCATTAGGGGATGGTGTTTTAGGGCAAGCAGGATGGACAGGGACAACTGTCATAGACGGAAAACAAATTCCATATAGAGGTCTCGTGCAAATGAATACTTCAAACTGGCAATATCAAAAGGAAGTCATTAAGAAGGATGGACACAGTTTAGCGTATTATACGGTATTACATGAAATATTCCATGTATTCGGTATTGGAACTCTTTGGGATTCTTTGGTAAACGATTCACGAGAATACACAGGGGAACATGCGTTACGAGAATATAGGAATGCTATAGGTAACGAACAACTCGCATTCATACCCATAGAAGACGATGGGGGTATAGGGACAGCGGATGGTCACCCAGAAGAAGGAACCGGGGTGGTACGCATGAAAAATGGTATCACATATCCTGGTTTAGACAGAGAGTTGATGACCGGGTACTCAGAATCCGCCGATAATGAACCAATGATATTATCTCGTATCACCGTAGGCTTCATGGAAGACATCGGGTATAATGTAAGATATGAAGGCTCAGACGAAGTGATGTATCCAGCATTGGCCGATTGGGCAAAATACAATAATACAAGGGGAGGTCTACTGAATCCAGGTCAATCTGTAAGTCTTTTATTGGACGGAACTCAAGGTCCGAATTTAACAAATAACACGACATTATATTATAGAAGTCTCACAGGAAATATAAATGACACAATAGGTACGTTACAAATAGAATCAGACGGTACGTTAATGATTTCGTACGGTGTTGTCGTGTATGTTGGCGATTCAGGGACTTCCGCTACAGTTACGCACACAGAAGAATCTCTCGTGACATCCGACTCTGCAGCGGTGTGGGATTTAGGATATATCAATGGAACGATCAAGTCGATACAATTCGTATTAAAAGGCATAAGTTACGGCTATGATTCTACTTATTTTGAATAAACCATCTTTCTGTTTGTGCTATTTCAACCCGCTCTGGTTTTATAAGAAAAATCCTGGGATTTTCTGTATTATCCACATATATATCATAATCATCTCCGTATGATTGTGCTATTGGCATGTATCCCATCGTTTTTGAAACATTCGGGTGTACAATTGCTTTAATCAAATTCACACATTTTGGATTCTTTAAGCAAGCCATTGATTGTTCAGGTGTTTTTGCGGCGTATATCACATTTTGACCATCTTGTGTCCGTAAGTCAAAATTTGATATCTTCCCTTCCTCCATTGCGATGTATACAATAATCCCATCTTCACGTTGAATATCCGTTTCAATTCGTTTAATTGAAATATATTCTTTAATCATGGTTTCATGTTCCATCGCACCCCCTATAATGGTTTTATAAAATATTCTTTAGGTGTTTACAATTGATTATTTCGGACTGAATCTGTTTGGTCGTTTTCCTCTTGTACTCCTCGTACCGCGTGATACCTTCTTTTCAAAAGCATTCAATTTATTTGATATCCGTTTTATGCTTTTGTTTTTCTCATTGATTTCTTTGTTTTTGTTTCGTATGTTTTGCTCCATCTCCTTGTACTCCTCGTATCCTTTCTTGGCTGACACGGTATACTGCTTCCATATTTTTCTCAAGCGTTCGTATTTTTCCTTGTACATTTTCAATTGTCGTTCACACAACTCCTTGTTCGATTGATTGAGGAGAAGTTGCTCTAAATAATTCTTATCCACCTGGAATTGCATTGCTTTACTTATCCATACGGAATATAGTATCATTTTCAAATAAAATAAAAATGTTGTTAGGTAGACTGTCTACATATACAATGCATCGTACAAGCTATCGAACAACATGCTAATGCTAAAAATCCTACTAATGCTATGATACCAATGATATCCATTTCCATGAATAATATCGTATTGTTTATACCCTCTTTTCGTTTGCCGTGTAGTTCCTTGATGTGTTCTAGTTCATCCTTGTGTCGCTGAATGGAATGCAATTCAAGAGAATTACAATAATCCCCTCTTTTCAAAGCATCGTCCATTAATTGTATACCCTCATCGATGTGCTCCGCGTATAATCGTTCACCGATTCGTATGCACCTGTTACCAACGTATACTTGGTTCTCTCGGGCGCGCGACATGAACTGCGCGAGCTTGTAGTCGTTCTTGAACATTAATTGCAAGTCGATGAGCGAATACATCGTTGTTTGGTTCCTTTATGTGTTTTTTTGTTTCGTATAAATAATGCGGGTTGTCATACGCAAAAGCCCTATAGCTAAAAAGAAATTCAGAGCGTCCGTGTACGATCGCGGGAAGGTAGACGTCGTTGACTTTGGTGGTGCTGGATATTCCGACTACACGTTACACGGCGACCCGTTCAGAATGCGTAGGTACGTTATCCGACATGGGGGGAAAGTTCCCGCTCGGCTGTTGTCGAGTACTTCACGAAATGAAGTACAGAAAAAGATGCTTCGTGTTGCTTCGAGCGATACGGAATCCTGGGGCATTCGAGGTATTCGTTCCGCTGGGTTTTGGTCGCGTTGGCTTTTATGGAGCTTTCCTGATATACGAGACGCCGCACGATTTATTGAAAAGACATTTAAGGTCGAGGTTAGGTTAATGTGAAGGACTCATTATTTCAATCCAGTGGCATTCGTAATAAACTTCTCATCTTTATTTTCTGGAACCTTGTATATACGCTAATTTGGCTTGTAATGCAGCTATTTCACTATTTTGATTGGTTCCGGATGCAGTTCGGCTATTGATATTATTTGTCCGATTTAATGTAGGCGAATTCCCTCTTTTTTGAGCCCTCATGGTTTGTCTTCTTTGTTCATTTTCTTTTTCCAAGGCATCCAATTTCGTTTTGGCGTTATTAAAAAGCTTATTAAAATTTGTTTTCATATTATTCATATTTATTGATCGCGAGTTTCCTCGTTCTACGTTTCTCATCTCCATAGTTAACGATCTTTGCATTGCATTGATTGCAGTTTTATAAATTTTTCTTCCTTCTTTGAACTTTTGAGACCCAAATTGCTGACTCCAAGCTCCTGTGGTTCTTGCCCCAACAGCATTCCTTGCATTCTTTGCATAACTTGATGCAGAACTTCCTACACTCCTCGCTACACTCCTCGCTCCATTTATTCTTTTTTGAACAAAACTTCTTCCATTACTTTGTTTTTGGGTTTTGGATTTACCACCAAACATGCCAAACACCATATTTATACTATATGGAGAAAAAAACACAAGGTATGATAAGGATGACTTTGTCCATGCAAGCGCTTCGCGCTACACCTGTTTTATTATCCATGATGTCCGTCGTATACATCGGGCGTCTCCTCGGGGATAATACCCTCTTTAAGACCACGCACGTTCCCGAACCGGGATCTGGGGGGTCGGGGGGTTCGGGGGGTAAGGAAAAATGTCCTGATGATTCTGGACCAGGGGGGTCGGAGAGTTCAGAAGAAGAAGATCGCGAAAAGAACAGAGGGTTGCTCGTATCGTTGTTATCCGCGTTTTTCATAAATGTTGTCGGATCCACTATGGCGCGTAAGGGTGTTCCCGATGGATTTATCGTCTTGAACTACGGTTTCATCCTTTCGCCCGTCATCGGATATCTCTTAGACGTCGGCATAGCGACCGAAAAAGGGCTCAGTAAAAGCAAACGCGGCGGATTTGGTGGTGCCATTCACGCCATGGGTAGCCTCGCGAGTCCCACGTTTTTCAGATACATCATCACCGTATTCCTCGATATGTTCATCTCAAACCCCATTCAAGACGTCATCAAATTGTACTTCATGGATGCCAAGAATAGTATCCCTAACAACTTCTTGGGGTACGGTCAGACCGTGCGACGTAACTTCGCGTCATTGCTTCAAAGTATAGTAGGTGTGGCTACATTCCAAGCGTATACGAACGACACACGTTTCAGATGGGCATACACAGATGGAGACAAGGAAGGTCGGGTGGCGAATGATGTTATCATGCTCACTACAGCAGTGGCCGCAAGCCTATTTATGGCGTATAATGTTCCCGGTGCTGAGTCACTCAATCGCCGTGTCCCCTTCGCCATGTTTGCCATCTTCTTATTGTCCGTCGGCAATTCTATGAAATGGAACAGATGTGGGAAAAAACCTGTCAACCTCTTCGACGCTTCAGATGAAGATATTGGGCTCGATGAAAAGACCCGCGCGATCATCGGTACCGCCATGTTCGGTATGTTCGTGTTCGTTGGACTTGTCGTGCCATTTTCCCGCGCAAAACAAAAGCTATTTTAAGATGTTGTAAGAATACATCGTATGAACGGTCTTATTTTAAGCCCCGCACAAATGACGTACGTGTCGAGTATTCGGAACTTCGAACGTCCCATAACAATATGCACTGGACCCGCTGGATGTGGTAAGACATTCATCGCGTGTAAGGAGGGATTAGATGCGCTATACGGAGGGGATGTCAAAAAACTCATCATCACACGTCCAGCACAAAGCGTAGATAATGAACAATTTGGATTCCTTCCTGGAACGCTCGACGATAAGTTTGAACCTTGGATTAGGCCCATCATCGACGCCATCGGAAGGAAAGAATTGAGCGCCTTGAAGCGACATGATAAGCTCGAAGTAAGCCCGTTGGCATACATGCGGGGAAGGACATTTAACGACGCATACATTATCGCAGATGAGATGCAGAACTGTTCGGGGAACCAACTGCGCATGATGTTGACCCGTATTGGTAATAAGAGCAAAATGGTATTGAACGGCGACGTCCAACAATGTGACGTGGATGAAAACGGTCTCGAGGAATTCATCATGCTCGCGAGTAAAAGGGACAACGCATTCATCGATCTCGTGAATCTCGGCGTCGAAGATATCCATCGCCATCCAGCAGTTGCCGAAGTTCTGGATATATACTCCGCGTAATTTTTTTGTCATGTATGATTAAAAGGATGGCAACAGCGGATGCTAACATGCGTAATAATCCACTTTATGTGAATGTAAACAACAACGATAGTAAATTAGGCAAACTGATAACACTATTATACAATCAAAAGCTATCTTCTGATAATAAAAAACAACAGGTTAATACTCTTCTTAATAATCAAGGGCTCATCAGTGAAATTAACTCAATGACAGTAAATAAGAAGAAAGCGGTTCACGAAAAAGTATATAAAAAGCTAGAAAATGGCTTCAATAAACAACATGAAAAACTTGAAAAATATCTGGGTATCGTTAAGGCTTCTAACAATTTAAAAAAGAATAACAAAGAAGGTAACAAAACCAATACTGCCAATAATGCCACTGATATCCCTCCCCCTGTTACAGCTGGTGGTGCTAAGAAAAACAATAATGCCGCCAAAGCTGGTGCCGTTGTAAACTCTGTCGGTAATGCCGCCAAAGCCAATGCCGCCAAAGCCGCTGCCAATGCCAATGCCGCCAAAGCCGCTGCCAATGCCAATGCCGCCAAAGCTGCTGCCGTTACTTCC